ATGAAACTCATCAGTAACGATCTGCGCGATGGCGATAAATTGCCGCATCGTCATGTCTTTAACGGCATGGGTTACGATGGCGATAATATTTCACCGCATCTGGCGTGGGATGATGTTCCTGCGGGAACGAAAAGTTTTGTTGTCACCTGCTACGACCCGGATGCGCCAACCGGCTCCGGCTGGTGGCACTGGGTAGTTGTTAACTTACCCGCTGATACCCGCGTATTACCGCAAGGGTTTGGCTCTGGTCTGGTAGCAATGCCAGACGGCGTTTTGCAGACGCGTACCGACTTTGGTAAAACCGGGTACGATGGCGCAGCACCGCCGAAAGGCGAAACTCATCGCTACATTTTTACCGTTCACGCGCTGGATATAGAACGTATTGATGTCGATGAAGGTGCCAGCGGCGCGATGGTCGGGTTTAACGTTCATTTCCACTCTCTGGCAAGCGCCTCGATTACTGCGATGTTTAGTTAATCACTCTGCCAGATGGCGCAATGCCATCTGGTATCACTTAAAGGTATTAAAAACAACTTTTTGTCTTTTTACCTTCCCGTTTCGCTCAAGTTAGTATAAAAAAGCTGAACCAGAAACAGAAAAAATCATTAATATCAATCCCTTACAATACATTTGGCTTAAAAAATAGACTGTATAATACTGCAAAACACATCATATCCAGTCACTATGAATCAACTACTTAGATAGTATTAGTGACCTGTAACAGAGCATTAGCGCAAGGTGATTTTTGTCTTCTTGCGCTAATTTTTTGTCGTAAAATCGGTAACGGCTGGAAATCATTCAATACTCGCACTATCGAACATCCATCAGCCAGCCGTGGCACGTTCTTGCATACGACGTGCCACGGTTTCATTTATCTCCGCCCGGAAACTTCTTATACAAAGTCGATACGCCAACATCATAGATGATCGCCACCTTCTGGCGAGAAACTCCTGATGCAATTAGTCGTCCAGCCTGCGCTCATTGCTCCGGCGTGAGAGTAAGACAGTAAACTGTAGAAAAATCTCATTAAACTTAATATAATAATAAGTTACAAAATTATCTTTACTGAATAATAGATATATGAACATTAGTGAACTTAAAAACTGTATACACTATGAAGTAATAGGTTATAAACGCCCTTTCTCCTGGCGAAAAGCAATTGTTCGCGCAATAAAACACAGAAGATTACGTTATTTATTTTGGTGGCGCATAGCAAAATATCTGGTAATGACTCCAACTTATTGATAGTGTTTTATGTTCAGATAATGCCCGATGATTTTGTCATGCAGCTCCACCGATTTTGAGAACGACAGCGACTTCCGTCCCAGCCGTGCCAGGTGCTGCCTCAGATTCAGGTTATGCCGCTCAATGCGCTGAGTGTAACGCTTGCTGATAACGTGCAGCTTTCCCTTCAGGCGGGATTCATACAGCGGCCAGCCATCCGTCATCCATATCACCACGTCAAAGGGTGACAGCAGGCTCATAAGACGCCCCAGCGTCGCCATAGTGCGTTCACCGAATACGTGCGCAACAACCGTCTTCCGGAGCCTGTCATACGCGTAAAACAGCCAGCGCTGGCGCGATTTAGCCCCGACGTATCCCCACTGTTCGTCCATTTCCGCGCAGACGATGACGTCACTGCCCGGCTGTATGCGCGAGGTTACCGACTGCGGCCTGAGTTTTTTAAGTGACGTAAAATCGTGTTGAGGCTAACGCCCATAATGCGTGCAGTTGCCCGGCATCCAACGCCATTCATGGCCATATCAATGATTTTCTGGTGCGTACCGGGTTGAGAAGCGGTGTAAGTGAACTGCAGTTGCCATGTTTTACGGCAGTGAGAGCAGAGATAGCGCTGATGTCCGGCGGTGCTTTTGCCGTTACGCACCACCCCGTCAGTAGCTGAACAGGAGGGACAGCTGATAGAAACAGAAGCCACTGGAGCACCTCAAAAACACCATCATACACTAAATCAGTAAGTTGGCAGCATCACCCGTTTTTCGTTATGTATAAATAAGGAGCACACCATGCAATATGCCATTGCAGGGTGGCCTGTTGCTGGCTGCCCTTCCGAATCTTTACTTGAACGAATCACCCGTAAATTACGTGACGGATGGAAACGCCTTATCGACATACTTAATCAGCCAGGAGTCCCGAAAAATGGATCAAACAATTATGGCTATCCAGACTAAATTCACTATCGCCACTTTTATTGGCGATGAAAAGATGTTTCGTGAGGCCGTCGACGCTTATAAAAAATGGATATTAATACAGAAACTGAGATCAAGCAAAAGCATTCACTAACCCCCTTTCCTGTTTTCCTAATCAGCCTGGCATTTCGCGGGCGATATTTTCACAGCCATTTTCAGGAGTTCAGCCATGAACGCTTATTACATTCAGGATCGTCTTGAGGCTCAGAGCTGGGCACGTCACTACCAGCAGATCGCCCGTGAAGAGAAAGAGGCAGAACTGGCAGACGACATGGAAAAAGGCCTGCCCCAGCACCTGTTTGAATCGCTATGCATCGATCATTTGCAACGCCACGGGGCCAGCAAAAAAGCCATTACCCGTGCGTTTGATGACGATGTTGAGTTTCAGGAGCGCATGGCAGAACACATCCGGTACATGGTTGAAACCATTGCTCACCACCAGATTGATATTGATTCAGAGGTATAAAACGGATGAGTACAGCACTCGCAACGCTGGCTGGGAAGCTGGCTGAACGTGTCGGCATGGATTCTGTCGACCCACAGGAACTGATCACAACTCTTCGCCAGACGGCATTTAAATGTGATGCCAGCGATGCGCAGTTCATCGCATTGTTGATCGTCGCCAACCAGTACGGCCTTAATCCGTGGACGAAAGAAATCTACGCCTTCCCTGATAAGCAGAACGGCATCGTTCCGGTGGTGGGCGTTGATGGCTGGTCCCGCATCATCAATGAAAACCAGCAGTTTGATGGCATGGACTTTGAGCAGGACAATGAATCCTGTACATGCCGGATTTACCGCAAGGACCGTAATCATCCGATCTGCGTTACCGAATGGATGGATGAATGCCGCCGCGAACCATTCAAAACTCGCGAAGGCAGAGAAATCACGGGGCCGTGGCAGTCGCATCCCAAACGGATGTTACGGCATAAAGCTATGATTCAGTGTGCCCGTCTCGCCTTCGGATTTGCTGGTATCTATGACAAGGATGAAGCCGAGCGCATTGTCGAAAATACCGCATACACTGCAGAACGTCAGCCGGAACGCGACATCACTCCGGTTAACGATGAAACCATGCAGGAGATTAACACTCTGCTGATCGCCCTGGATAAAACATGGGATGACGACTTATTGCCGCTCTGTTCCCAGATATTTCGCCGCGACATTCGCGCATCGTCAGAACTGACACAGGCCGAAGCAGTGAAAGCTCTTGGATTCCTGAAACAGAAAGCCACTGAGCAGAAGGTGGCAGCATGACACCGGACATTATCCTGCAGCGTACCGGGATCGACGTGAGAGCTGTCGAACAGGGGGATGATGCATGGCACAAATTACGGCTCGGCGTCATCACCGCTTCAGAAGTTCACAACGTGATAGCAAAGCCCCGCTCAGGAAAGAAGTGGCCTGACATGAAAATGTCCTACTTCCACACCCTGCTGGCTGAGGTTTGCACCGGTGTGGCTCCGGAAGTTAATGCTAAGGCGCTGGCCTGGGGAAAACAGTACGAGAACGACGCCAGAACCCTGTTTGAATTCACTTCCGGCGTGAATGTTACTGAATCCCCGATCATCTATCGCGACGAAAATATGCGCACTGCCTGCTCTCCCGATGGTTTATGCAGTGACGGCAACGGCCTTGAGCTGAAATGCCCGTTTACCTCCCGGGATTTCATGAAGTTCCGGCTCGGTGGTTTCGAGGCCATAAAGTCGGCTTACATGGCCCAGGTGCAGTACAGCATGTGGGTGACACGTAAAGATGCCTGGTACTTTGCCAACTATGACCCGCGTATGAAGCGTGAAGGACTGCATTATGTCGTGGTTGAGCGGGATGAAAAGTACATGGCGAGTTTTGACGAGATGGTGCCGGAGTTCATCGAAAAAATGGACGAGGCACTGGCTGAAATTGGTTTTGTATTTGGGGAGCAATGGCGATGACGCATCCTCACGATAATATCCGGGTAGGCGCAATCACTTTCGTCTACTCCGTTACAAAGCGAGGCTGGGTATTTCCCGGCCTTTCTGTTATCCGAAATCCACTGAAAGCACAGCGGCTGGCTGAGGAGATAAATAATAAACGAGGGGCTGTATGCACAAAGCATCTCCTGTTGAGTTAAGAACGAGTATCGAGATGGCACATAGCCTTGCTCAAATTGGAATCAGGTTTGTGCCAATACCAGTAGAAACAGACGAAGAATTTCATACGTTAGCCACATCCCTTTCACAAAAACTGGAAATGATGGTGGCGAAAGCAGAAGCAGATGAGAGAGACCAGGTATGACAACCACTGAATGCATTTTTCTGGCAGCGGGCTTCATATTCTGTGTGCTTATGCTTGCCGACATGGGGCTTGTTCAGTGACACCTCAGCAGGAAAACGCCCTTCGCAGCATTGCCCGTCAGGCTAATTCTGAAATCAAAAAAGCCAGACAGCAGTTTCCGGATAAAAACGTCGATGACATTTGCCGTAGCGTACTGAAGAAGCACCGCGAAACGGTAACGCTGATGGGATTCACACCGACTCATTTAAGCCTAGCAATCGGCATGTTAAACGGCGTTTTTAAGGAACGGTGAACATGAAAAGCAAAATCATCAGGGAGCTACAGGCTCCTTTTTTATTATTCGCATTCACCCTCAAGCGTATTAACCAACAATTCAGGGATTAATGAAAGATGGCAGACATCATTGATTCAGCATCAGAAATTGAAGAATTACAGCGCAACACAGCAATAAAAATGCGCCGCCTGAACCACCAGGCTATATCTGCCACTCATTGTTGTGAGTGTGGCGATCCGATAGATGAACGAAGACGCCTGGCCGTTCAGGGTTGTCGGACTTGTGCAAGTTGCCAGGAGGATCTGGAACTTATCAGTAAACAGAGAGGTTCGAAGTGAGCGTAATTCACTCTCAGGCACTGCGTGAAGCGGCAGAGCAGGCAATGCATGACAACTGGGGATTTGACGCGGACCTTTTCCATGAGCTGGTAACACCATCGATTGTGCTGACACTGCTGGATGAACGGGAAAGAAACCAGCAGTACATCAAACGCCGCGACCAGGAGAACGAGGATATTGCGCTAACGGTGAGGAAACTGCGTGTTGAGCTGGAGACAGCAAAAATCAAAACTCAACGAGCAGCGTGAGTAGAAGGTGTTATCTCGGATGGAAGTAAGCGTATTGCTGAACTGGAGGCCTGGGTTGAATACACAAGAGCTGCATACGTAAGAGCAAAAGACAAGGGAGATTTGATCAGAGTTATTACCCGACAACCAACGGGATTTTACGCTTACGTACCATGTAATTAGGAATCCTTGAAGTGGCAGCCTAACTGCGGATACACTGAAATGGCGATTTGGTAACATGTTTCGCACAAGGGTAGTGACTCCAACTTACTGATAGTGTTTTATGTTCAGATAATGCCCGATGACCTTGTCATGCAGCTCCACCGATTTTGAGAACGACAGCGACTTCCGTCCCAGCCTTGCCAGATGTTGTCTCAGATTCAGATTATGTCGCTCAATGCGCTGAGTGTAACGCTTGCTGATAACGTGCAGCTTTCCCTTCAGGCGTGATTCATACAGCGGCCAGCCATCCGTCATCCATACCACGACCTCAAAGGCCGACAGCAGGCTCAGAAGACGCTCCAGTGTGGCCAGAGTGCGTTCACCGAAAACGTGCGCCACAACTGTCCTCCGTATCCTGTCATACGCGTAAAACAGCCAGCGCTGACGTGATTTAGCACCGACGTAGCCCCACTGTTCGTCCATTTCCGCGCAGACGATGACGTCACTGCCCGGCTGTATGCGCGAGGTTACCGACTGCGGCCTGAGTTTTTTAAATGGCGGAAAATCGTGTTGAGGCCAACGCCCATAATGCGGGCGGTTGCCCGGCATCCAACGCCATTCATGGCCATATCAATGATTTTCTGGTGCGTACCGGGTTGAGAAGCGGTGTAAGTGAACTGCAGTTGCCATGTTTTACGGCAGTGAGAGCAGAGATAGCGCTGATGTCCGGCAGTGCTTTTGCCGTTACGCACCACCCCGTCAGTAGCTGAACAGGAGGGACAGCTGATAGAAACAGAAGCCACTGGAGCACCTCAAAAACACCATCATACACTAAATCAGTAAGTTGGCAGCATCACCCGCTTAAAGATAATCAGCCATGATTAAACGCTTTGTAAAAAGTAAAAGGAAATTACAATGAAAAAATCAATACTAATTTTAGGGCTTACGTTAATTGTCTCATCTCAAATACCATCGGCAATGGCAAAAAATGAATCAAGACTTTGGGTTGTTGTTGATCGAACGGAAAGACATACCTGCCCTTCAAGTAAATGTGGAGTGGCTGGGAAACTATTTTTCAGGGAAGGCGTAGATTTTCTAGAAAAAAAAGGTGAATGGGTTCGTATAACTGAGCCATATTCAGCCTCATGTGTGGGAGGGGAAAGCGAATATATTAAAGAAGGTAATAAATCCTGCACAAGAAAAAACGGAATCGTCAATGGCAAGTTTTCAGAATGGGTTAAACTTAGTGATCTTAGCAGTGAAAGGCCATCAGATCCTGCTGAAAATGCGAGCGGAGATGATACTTTAATCAAAGGATCTGATGACTACCGTATATACAAAAAAGAGTTTTCTTCGGCAGCTAGGAAGTTAATAAACGAAGGGGTCTGCACGGAAAGCGACTTTAAGGAAATCGGAGGGTGGATGGCATCAAGCAATAAGGGGAAAAACATCTATTTCACATATTGCGGAGGAATGACGTTGTCGAACAGAATATACCTAGACGTTAAAAGTGGAAAGACTTTTAGATAATATGATATTACCAATGACAGTATTAATTTAATGCCTCCATAGAATTATCTCTAGGAAGTATGTATAAGAAAAGCCCGCACAATGAGCTGCTGCGGGCTTTGTGTTATTCGCCATATTTTATGAAGCAAATACGACACTATAGATAATTAAGCGTTGCTGGTTGTCGATTCCTCACTCACTCCTGTTGATGGCTCTCTTCTTGTATGTGCCATTGAAGGGTAATATCGAGTAAAAAGATACCGGAAGTATCCGCGCCGCCATGATTGTCTTTCTCCTAATGCAGGAAAAGCAGAATGGCTAAATCATCAGCAGAGCGCAAAGTCGATCAGAGAGCCAAGCAAGCATCATCCGGTATGCGTAAGCTGGAGCTTGTACTTGATGCTCAGGAAATTGAAATGCTGGATCGTAACTGAGCCACGCGCCGCTTCAGGCATGCGCCTTACGAGTTTGGTGAGTACATCGCGTTACTGAGCCGCCAGGATGATGCACGTGTGCGCTGGCGTATAAAATCGATCAGCAGAAAACGTTGCGGTAAGTGCGGCGAGAGAGTTCCTGTTAATTCATGCCCGTGTAATGGTGACTCACAATGCTGGGTGACCAAAGGCTGGCACGAAACAAAATTAATGATATAAATCTCTGTGACATGTCACGGAGGCGGCAATGAAATTAGACCAGCAATATCTAAAAGATCTACTTATCGCATTCGAAAAAACTCATGGCCCTGACACGATGCTTAGTGAACTAGAGGATAATGGCTTTAATAGATATGACCAAAATTTTATTTTCCATATGCGATTATTATGCGACTACGAATTAATAGTCAGGGTTGATGGAAAACCTGGGTTCGGTCATATAATGTCCAACGAGTTAGGGGAAGGTGTTGGATATAGTTGGATCGAAGTACCACTGAGGTTGACAGCAAGAGGGCATGATTTTATTGCTGACTTGCGTCAAAAGGAGGTCTGGCAAACTATAAAAACAAACTTTAAGGATGAGGGAATTAGTACACTAATAAGTGTTTCAAAATCACTAGCAAAAGGCTTTGCAAGGAAAAAGATAAAAGATATTACAGGAATAGATATTGAATAATTCTTAGCATCAGCAACTACTGCCTTTGGTGGAAATTATATCTGAACTCGCTACGGCGAGTTTTGTTTTATGGAGATGATAAATGCACTTCCGAGTCACAGGTGAATGGAATGGAGAACCATTCAACAGAGTTATCGAAGCAGAGAACATCAATGACTGCTATGACCACTGGATGATATGGGCGCAGATAGCACATGCAGACATAACCAATATTCGAATTGAAGAACTGAAAGAACACCAAGCCGCCTGATGGCGGTTTTTTCTTGCGTGTAATTGCGGAGACTTTGCGATGTACTTGACACTTCAGGAGTGGAACGCTCGCCAGCGACGCCCAAGAAGCCTTGAAACAGTTCGTCGATGGGTGCGCGAATGCAGGATATTCCCTCCTCCGGTTAAGGATGGAAGAGAATATCTGTTCCACGAATCAGCGGTAAAGGTTGACTTAAATCGACCAGTAACAGGTAGCCTTTTGAAGAGGATCAGAAATGGGAAGAAGGCGAAGTCATGAGCGCCGGGATTTACCCCCTAACCTTTATATAAGAAACAATGGATATTACTGCTACAGGGACCCAAGGACGGGTAAAGAGTTTGGATTAGGCCGAGACAGGCGAATCGCAATCACTGAAGCTATACAGGCCAACATTGAGTTATTTTCAGGACACAAACACAAGCCTCTGACAGCGAGAATCAACAGTGATAATTCCGTTACGTTACATTCATGGCTTGATCGCTACGAAAAAATCCTGGCCAGCAGAGGAATCAAGCAGAAGACACTCATAAATTACATGAGCAAAATTAAAGCAATAAGGAGGGGTCTGCCTGATGCTCCACTTGAAGACATCACCACAAAAGAAATTGCGGCAATGCTCAATGGATACATAGACGAGGGAAAGGCGGCATCAGCCAAGTTAATCAGATCAACACTGAGCGATGCATTCCGAGAGGCTATGGCTGAAGGCCATATAACAACAAACCCGGTCGCAGCCACTCGCGCTGCAAAATCAGAGGTAAGGAGATCAAGACTTACGGCTGACGAATACCTGAAAATTTATCAAGCAGCAGAATCATCACCATGTTGGCTTAGACTTGCAATGGAACTGGCTGTTGTTACCGGGCAGCGAGTTGGTGATTTATGCGAAATGAAGTGGTCTGATATCGTAGATGGATATCTTTATGTCGAGCAAAGCAAAACAGGCGTAAAAATTGCCATCCCAACAACATTGCATGTTGATGCTCTCGGGATATCAATGAAGGAAACACTTGATAAATGCAAAAAGATTCTTGGCGGAGAAACCATAATTGCATCTACTCGTCGTGAACCGCTTTCATCCGGCACAGTATCAAGGTATTTTATGCGCGCACGAAAAGCATCAGGTCTCTCCTTCGAAGGGGATCCGCCAACCTTTCACGAGTTGCGCAGTTTGTCTGCAAGACTCTATGAGAAGCAGATAAGCGATAAATTTGCTCAACATCTTCTCGGGCATAAGTCGGACACCATGGCATCACAGTATCGTGATGACAGAGGCAGGGAGTGGGACAAAATTGAAATCAAATAATGATTTTATTTTGACTGATAGTGACCTGTTCGTTGCAACAAATTGATAAGCAATGCTTTTTTATAATGCCAACTTAGTATAAAAAAGCAGGCTTCAACGGATTCATTTTTCTATTTCATAGCCCGGAGCAACCTGTGAACACATTTTCAGTTTCCCGTCTGGCGCTGGCATTGGCTTTTGGCGTGACGCTGACCGCCTGTAGCTCAACCCCGCCCGATCAACGTCCTTCTGATCAAACCGCGCCTGGTACCTCTTCTCGCCCGATTCTGTCGGCAAAAGAAGCGCAGAATTTCGATGCTCAACACTATTTTGCATCCCTGACACCAGGTGCTGCAGCGTGGAATCCTTCCCCGATTACCCTGCCTGCGCAACCTGAATTTGTTGTCGGCCCGGCGGGCACTCAAGGTGTAACGCATACCACGATTCAGGCGGCGGTAGATGCGGCAATTATCAAGCGTACCAACAAGCGCCAGTATATTGCCGTGATGCCTGGTGAGTATCAGGGAACGGTATATGTCCCTGCCGCTCCGGGTGGAATTACTCTGTACGGTACAGGTGAAAAACCGATTGATGTGAAGATTGGGCTTTCCCTTGATGGTGGCATGAGCCCTGCCGACTGGCGTCACGACGTCAACCCGCGCGGCAAATATATGCCAGGTAAACCAGCGTGGTATATGTACGATAGCTGCCAGAGCAAACGCAGCGACAGTATCGGTGTTCTCTGCTCTGCGGTCTTCTGGTCACAAAACAATGGCCTGCAACTGCAAAATCTGACCATCGAAAACACGCTGGGCGATAGCGTAGATGCAGGTAACCATCCGGCGGTGGCACTGCGTACTGATGGTGACCAGGTACAGATTAACAACGTTAACATTCTCGGTCGTCAGAACACCTTCTTTGTCACCAACAGCGGTGTGCAGAACCGTCTGGAAACGAATCGTCAGCCGCGTACGCTGGTGACCAACAGCTACATTGAAGGGGATGTGGATATCGTTTCTGGTCGCGGCGCAGTGGTGTTCGATAACACCGAATTCCGCGTGGTGAACTCACGTACTCAGCAAGAAGCGTATGTGTTTGCACCGGCTACGCTGTCCAACATTTACTACGGTTTCCTCGCCGTAAACAGCCGTTTCAATGCTTTCGGTGATGGTGTGGCGCAACTGGGCCGCTCGCTGGATGTTGATGCCAATACCAACGGTCAGGTGGTGATCCGTGATAGCGCCATCAACGAAGGTTTTAACACGGCTAAACCGTGGGCCGATGCGGTGATCTCTAATCGTCCGTTTGCGGGTAATACCGGCAGCGTAGATGATAACGACGAAATACAGCGCAATCTGAATGACACTAACTACAACCGCATGTGGGAATACAATAACCGCGGCGTGGGTAGTAAAGTGGTTGCAGAGGCGAAGAAGTAA